ATTGGATTTATAGAGACTTTGAGATTAATAAAGTTGAAGGATATAAGATATTTAAACAACCACCTGGGTTAATTAAGGATGAATATGGCGATTGGATTGATAACCGTTCTGCTGATAATGCTGTTAATCTCGCTAAGCATTCCCATGATAATAGCAATATATTGGTCTACGATTATTATCGTAAACTGGCTACTGGTCAGTCTGAAGAGTTTATTAAAGTATTTTGTTTAGGTAAATATGGATTAGTAGAGAGCGGAAAAAGGGTTTATCCTGAATATAATGATGATTTTCACTCTATAGATAATATTGAGGCTATCCAAGGTGAACCTATTCATTTAACATGGGATGGTGGCCTAACTCCTGCGTGTGTAGTTATACAACTGTCATCGCGGGGTCAATTGATTATCCTTAAAGAATATCTTGCTGAAGATATGGGAGTTAGGTCATTTGCTGAGAATGTAGTTATTCCATCTTTAAGAAAAGACTTTCCTTATCATCCTATTTTAATTAATTATAATAATTCTGGAATAGTAAATATGCTTGGTTTATCAATAGGTGATCCCTCTGGAGTGAGAAGAGAAGAAGTTTTTGGTAATTTTAGTTTCATTGGAGAGCTCAATGAATTAGGTATTAAAACAGAACCAGCAAGAACTAATCTTATTGATCCTAGAATAAACGCAGTTAAATATTTTCTTAATAAATCTCCTGATGGAAAACCAGGTTTATTATTAGATAGGAAAAAATGTCCAATTATTAGAAAAGGATTTATAAATGGATATGTTTATAAAAGACTTTCTGTTTCTGGGGATGAAAGATATAGAAATGAACCAGATAAAAATAAATTTTCACATCCTCATGATTGCATACAGTATGGCGCTTTAGAATTTGCTGGAAATTCAACTGAAGTAGTTAAAAAACAATACGTTAGCATGTATAATCCTACATTTAGAATGTAAGGATTAAATATGTATGGCACTGACCCAAAGAAAAAATTAGTGTTTGAAATGATTAAAGAATATTTTAATGGTAATATTAATAAAACATTTACTTGGTTTACTACTCCTAATTCATATTTGGGAGGATTGTCCCCATTGAATATGATGAAAAATGGTAGAACAGATAAATTATTAAAGTTTATTAAAGCTCATAAAGAAGGATATTTTATATGAAATTTAGTTTTGATGAATATCAAAAAATAAGTAATTATTATGTAAAGAAACCTACTAATAAAAGAATAGATAAAGTAAGAACATATTTAGATAAATGTGGATATATTATGCCCAAACCATTGTATAAATATAAATCTAATGATATTAAAACTTGGAAATATATTGATGGAATTGTTGAAGAATGTAAATTTAGTAAAAAAATTAAATATATTTCTGTTTTGAATCCTTCTTTTGGATATATTGATATTTAATAATAGGAGATTTTTTATGGAAAAAAAGAAATGGATTCAATCAGCGATTAAACATCCTGGGTCTTTAAGAAAAACACTTAAGGTAAAAAAAGGTGAAAAAATACCAGAATCTAAACTTGTTAAAGCTGAGCATTCTAAAAATACTAAAACTAGGAAAAGAGCAATTTTAGCTAAAACATTAAGGAAAATTAATAAATGATTAGATATTTGATTCAAGCAGAAAGAAATACAAATAGTTATGATTATTTTATTATTGAATGTAATAATGTTTCTGAATTATTCAATCAATTACTTATTAAATATGGTAATACTTGGGATAAGCCAAGGATTGAAATAATAACATCCGAACTATGTTAATATTTATAGGTATAAATTAAATGAATTCATTAGATAATGGGATTTCTCCAGAAGAATCAGAAGAATTAGAATCTAAAAGATTAGATAAGATTAAAGAAGCTGGAATTAATGAAATGGATGTTCTTTCTAATGCTCGCGATAATCTTAATCTATGGGGAAGTTATTTTAATGAAAATATTACCCGTGGCAAAGATGATATGAATTTTTTATTTGTAGATCAATGGAATTCAAGTGAGCGTAATGAATTTACTAGATTACAGAAAGTATCTTTGACAGCTAATAAACTACTTGATTCAGTTAATAAGATATTAGGAGAGCAACGTAAAAATAAACCAGATTTAATGGTTAGATCATTAACTGGCAAATCAGATCAAAAATCTATTGATTTGATGAGCGATTTAGTTAGGTCTATATCATATAAATCTCAGAACGACTTAATATATCAATCTGCCTCTCAATCTGCTTTATCTAGTGGATGGGGCGCATTTCAAATATCTCTTGATTATGAATCTCCACTTAGCTTTAACAGGATAATAAATTACGAAATTATTCCTGATATTAAAATGGTTTCTTTTGATCCTATGGCAATGAAGCCACATAAGGGAGATGGTGATTTTTATGCAAGGAAATATATTTATGGCAAAAAACAATTCGATGCTATGTATCCATATGCTTTTAACCCTGTGTCTTATTCTGATCCTTCATCATTGATTGATTTTCAATGGCAATCTAAAGATTCTATTGTTGTATGTGATTATTTTGTTAAAAAATGGAAATCTTTTAAAATATTAGAGTTATCTAATGGGGAATCAGTAAAAGAAGATGAATGGAAAGAAATGCAAGAAACAATAAAGAAAACTAAGCAAATAGCAGAATCATCAGAAAAATTAAGCAAAGAAATATTAGAATTAGTTCCTAAAATAATTAATGAAAGATGGACCCAAGATTATGAAATATTTCATTATCGTTTGCTTCATGATCGTATATTAGATTTTTCTAAATGGCCTTCAAAATATTTGCCTGGAATATTTGTTGATGGTAATTCATGTTTTATAGAGGGTCGTCAATATACTCGTAGTTTTATTAGAGAAGCAAAAGATACACAAAAATATCTTAATTTTGTAATGTCTGAACGAGCTACTGAAATTAAAAATAGACGTAGAGAGCAATGGTTAGCCACTCCAGATAATATTATTGGAGAAGAACAAATGTGGAGAAATCCAGAGGTTCAAGTAGGCGTTTTAATTGCAAGGCCGGATCAAAAAACAAACATGATGCCTCAGAAAATGCAAGCTTGGCAATTATCTCCCGAGTTAATACAAGAAGCTCAAAGTGCTTCTCAGGATATTAGAGAAATATTAGGATTTAGCGAATCACAAGATTTACAAGGACGAGATATTTCTGGAAAAGCTCGTAGAGAAAGAAAAATTGAAGGATCAATGGCTGCTTATATTTTTTATGACAATCTAAATCAAGCCATAGAACAAGGTGGAAGAGTAGTATTAGATTTAATACCTTATATATATGGAGAAAAAGAAAGAAATGTCATTATTACAAAAAAAGATGGAAAAACGGATTCTTTGGTTCTTAATAAAAAAATGTCTGATGGTTCTGTGGAAAATGAAATTACTTATGGGGACTATGATATTGAGATTGATACTGGTCCTAGTTTCGCCGTTCAAAAAGAAGTTGCTTTGGAGTTTCTCCAACAAACAATCCAAGTGTTTCCGCAAGCGTTTCCATTAGTTGCTGATTTATGGGCTAAAAACCTTGATGTGCAATTCATGCCTCAAATTTCGGAAAGGTTTAAGACTCTTGTTCCTCCTAATATATTAGCTCAAGAAGAAGGAAAGCCGCCTCCTCCTCCTAAGCCATCTCCGCAAGAACAAGCAATGCAAATGGAAATGCAATTAAAGCAAGCAGAGCTCAAAGAAAGAGAAACAGAGCTGCAATTGCGTTCTGAAAAGTATCAATTGGAAAAAGATCAGCATGAATTAGAAAAAATGGAAATGATTATGAAAGCTAAAAAAATGGCTGCTGATATGAATATGGATGTTCAAGATAGAAAAATGAATATGCACAAAGCAGATTTAGATTATTCAGCTTCTTTAGCTAAGATTATGGCTGATTTACACACATCCAAAACAAAAATATCAACCTAAAGATTAATAACAATACCCTAAACGTCTCTTAACAATGCGAACTTCATTGGGTTATTTGATCTATAAGTGTATAAAGGCAATTATTGCAAAATCCCATTTCTGCAATTCTATCTTTTATAATATTTTTAATTTCAAGTGGTTTTATTTTTAAATCCTGAATTATAGGTATGCTAAATGCACATTTAGTGCATTTTATTTTATTAAAATCTAATGATTTTGTATATTCGTAATAACATTCAATTAACATTTTTAATCCTTATTTTTTATATATTTATTAAATCGACATATATCATTGATATGTCGATTTTTTTATATTTTTTAAGTATATTATTCAACTATTTGTTTAATTTCTTTATAATTCATATATTTATAGAAAATATCTTTAATTATTAAAAAATGTTCATCTATAGAA